TTGGACTTCGCAAGGCGCGACTGTTTTCAAACAACAATCATGCATAAGCAAAGAGTCACATTCGCTGAAGGCGACAACATCTGTCGCTGTGAGATGTTCGGGTTGAGGCATGGATCATTGCCATGTCCTCTTAACTCGAGTGGACATAATTTCAAAGTTCACACGAGCATCACTCGCGGAACTGTGCTGTTTCCTCGCGGCCCATATGGTAAATGGCCCGACGAGGACGGTATCGTGAGCGAGGATGAGACCCCCGACGAAACCGTGACTTGCTTCGATAGCAGGTTCGAGATCGACGACGACGGTACGTGGAGCGACAGCTTCGACAACGTTGATGAAGATCTCGTGCTGCCTATGGAGACTCAACGCATTGAGCGCCCGAAGAAGCACTCTCGCAGGCTTGCTGGGATGAATGAAATATTCATCGTGGCTGCCTGCTTGATGTTGCTGTCTGTCTTGCCGATCACCGCCGCTATTCAGGATGACGGCGAGGCAGACAAAGATCCGCCGAGGGAGGTCACGAGTGACTCCCCTTGGTCCCTGATTGGGACCGGCATTGCTATGTTATGTAGCAATTGGGCGACCTACGTTACATCGTGGGTAGACTATGCCGGGCCTCCGCTATATCAGATAGCGGTGGTTGCGAATTACTGGTTCAGAGAACTGCTTGCACACTTCATTGTGTCGACTTTCATGATCCTACTGATAATGACATTCATTTGGATTTTCTTCGCAATCTTTTCAGGGATCCGACATCTGATCCGTTGGTTGAGGAATCGTCTTAAGGCTAAACGCTTGGTAGGAGACGTTGTAGTGGAGACCGAACCACCCGTAATTGTGGGTGATTCATGGCATCTGTATACAGACCCACTTACCTCAACCCAATCTTTCCAGATTGAAGCTGTCGTGAATGGAGAGAGGGTGAGAATTACAGTTCCCCCGGGAACAAGTGTACCACCCCTTAACAATACTCCGGCTGCAGTCCCAGACGGCCTCGAACGAGCAGTGCATAACAATCCAGTGCTCAAGACAGAATTGCCGAAAGGTCACGTTTGCTTCAGAAACGCTGATGGAAAGGTTATTGGCATGGGGTGCCGAGTTAAAGTAGGCAAGGCAACTTACGTACTTACAGCTAGGCACGTTCTACACGCTCTCAAGAATGTGTACAACCCGAAATTGTCTTCAGCCAAGAAACAAGTCCCTATGCAACCCGATTGGAAAGTGGTCACGTACAGCAACGAAGCAGATTTTGCTCTGTTGCATGTGCCAGATGAATTCTGGCCGTTTCTCGAAGTAGCTGCCCTAGATCTTGGATCTTTGGGCTTGAACGAGTCAGTACATGCCGTTGGCCCGCTTGGCACCGGTTTTGGAATCGCTTACGGAACAGTTGATCCGAGTCTCTCGAAGAATCTCAACTTGTACCACAGTATTTCAACTGATGTCGGTTGGTCTGGCGCGCCGATCATTTCTGGTCGGGCTGTAGTGGGCTTGCACCTTGGCTTCAACAAGGACGACCCAACAACGCCATTGAACCGCGGCCTCTCCACATCCTTCTTGGTAAACACTAAGTTGGATTCTGAGACCAGCTTCCAGCGCGAATCCCCCTGGAAACAGAGAATGTTCATCGAAGACCGTCTTGAAGATCCTGACGAGTATTTCGATTACAGAACTGGCAAGGGAAAGATTCGCGTTGCCTCCAAAGGAAGTCGATTTTCCAAATCGCTCAAGGATCCCTATGGCGGATTTCAATCTGCTACGGGGATGAACTGGAGGGACATCCCAACAGATGACGAGCTGGACGAAGGCTCTTACGATCAGGGAGATGTGTATGGAAACATGTTTGATGATTCCAAGTACCATCTCCCAGCGAAGAAGCGCAGAGGAGGCGTGTTCGGAGAATCCAACGGAAGTCCGGATTTTCACTTGGGGACGCTGCTGAAGGCGACGTCAGCGTCCCGCCCACCCTTCGCCTATTCACGGACAACCACCGTTGGGAAACCGTCGGTGAGTCCTTCGGAAACCTCAGGGAATGTGGCAACACAATCTCCTGCAAAGGAGGAGCCAAAACCCGACCCGAAACCGAATTCTCGAAGAAATCGAAAGAGAAATTCAAAGAACTCGGTGGGTACGTCTGGCCCGAGCGAGACAGCCAAGCCGAACTAGACTCTCTCAAGGTGCACACGAAACGATTTCGTGAGGTGCCGCCTCCAGAGAATCTCGAGGAAGCCATCAAACTGGTGCTTAATAAGTACCCGAAGGTTGAGAACATCCTCTCAGATGATCTGGAGATGGAAGTGAGAGAATCGTTGAAAGCTGTGAAGCGGGATTCCTCACCGGGAGTCCCGTGGTTGTCGTTAGCCCCCACGAATGAGTTGCTACTCGCGACGCATGAGGAACTCGTGGTGCGAGCAACCGTCGAAAGACTTGAGTTGCTCCTCGCGATTGAGCCCCATGATTTGCGAAAGCTCTCAGCCGAGGAGCTCGTCCAGCAGGGTTATTGCGACCCCGTGCGTGTTTTTGTGAAACAAGAACCGCACACTATGCAGAAGGTCCAGGGAAGACGTTTCCGCCTCATATGTTCTGTTTCCATTGTGGACCAGCTTGTTGAGCGGATTCTTGCCTGGCGTCAGAACAATCACGAGATTGATAACTGGGAGTCGATTCCATCGAAACCCGGTATCGGTTTCACTGACGAGATGTGCCGCAGCGTCTGGGACCAAGTCAACCCTCTCCTCTCCCGGAATCTTCTGGTTGAGATGGATATGGGTAGCTGGGACTGGACCCTGCAGGGATGGTTTTTGGACGCTGATGCACGAATGAGAGTTGAGCTTGGAGCCTGCCCACGCATGGCTCGCTTGATTCTCAATCGATTCCGGTGTATCGCCATGACAGTTTACTGTCTTTCGAACGGCAGAATGTTCGCGCAGGTCCTTCCCGGAGGGATGTTGTCGGGCTCGTATATTACGAGCTCTACCAACTCCCGTGCGCGAGTCTTGGCTGCGCAAATCGTCGGGGCTGACGCTATCGCCATGGGCGATGACAGCCTCGAGTCCTGGGTTGAGGATGCTCCGGCTAAGTATGAGAAGCTCGGATTCATTGTCCGTATGCACAAGAGGTGCAACGGAAGTTTTGAATTCTGTAGCCAACATTACGAGGCAGGAACAGCATACCCAGTTTCCTGGCCGAAGACGTTCTTTCGTCTTCTCAACCAGAGAACACCAGGTCTCGAAGAACGGGCTGCACTTCTTGTGCAGTTCATCACCGAGATGCGCCACCATCCGAGACTCCAAGAGTTTACGGACTGGCTCTCCGAGATTGGTTGGCTCTCGGAGAAATTTTCAGATGGAAACTGACGGCTCTGGCTTGAGCCGTCCTCGCCGGCGGGAGGCGTTAAACCCCGCTGGTCTCGAAGCCAATGGCAACGAGACCTCTCGGCGTCGGAAGAAGAACCTCAAGAACGCAGCGAAAGCTGCATCCACTCTTGAGCTCCCTAGGGAGCATGGAGCGGATCATATGAGGGACTTCTCCGCCGCTTTGGCCCGCGATCTCGATTGTGAGTATCTAGAGGCGAAGTTCACTGGAGAAGAAGTGAGATGTCCCATCTCCCCTATCGGTGAAACAGCCATTGTACATGATAAGTTGAGAGTTAATCTCCACCATACTCCCCAGTTGTCTGGGAGTAGTGTCAACAACTCAAATCTTACTTTGGTATTTCCTCTTCTCGACGGAGTGGTCTATTCGACCGCTTCCGGACCTGCGACCTTCCCTCGACCAGATCCCACAACCGGAGCTGGAATAGGGCTGACAACGCGTTTTCGATGCGTCAATTCAGATGGTTCCAACTTTTGGAACATCTCGAATGACGTTGCGTTTTACGTTGACGCTGGCAACCTAGCCCAGTATCCTATTGCGCTCAGCGATGGGAATCATCTGTCGACCGGTTACCAGGTCATTGATTACGCGTATATCAGCACTATTGTGCCCGCGCAAACGGAATACCGTATCCGCGGGACCATCACGTTGGATGATACCAACGAGACTGCTGGTTACAACAATTGGACACTCAACGTGGGTGTGGCAGGCGCAGATGGCACAATTCCTGTGCCCTCTCAGCGAGCTATCACCCTCGCGAGTGGTGGCACTGAGTTCACGGCTGGAAGGCCATGGACCTTTGACACATCAGCGAACGATTTGCCTATCACTGGTGCTGACGAAGCCATGGTGTTTTGGTTGACCTCCCCGTACAGTATTGGTACTGTGCAGGTTGAAGGAACGCTTTCATTTAGCTTTGTCACCCATGACGGTACGACAGTCGCAACTGATGCCTGGCGTGTACCCGGCACGATGCGTCTCCTGCAAGGCTTTTCTGCTTCTACTCTAGATGAGGTGAAGCTCAACAAGTATGCAGTACGCACTCTCGCCTCGTTGTTCACTTTCGATGGCCCCATGATTTCTCAGGGAGGATTTGTGGCGATCACTGAAGTCAAAGCTCAAGAAACCATCTCTAAGAGAGATCTCACTGACTGGGCTGGCTCCAGGGAACGTTCATACCACGGAAAGATCATTGAGGGAGCATATGGTGTCTGGGTTGAAGACACGTTGAGCGATTTCAAGATGAGATCGTTGTGCAAGCCATACATGGGAGATACGAAATATCTCTTGTGTGCTAGCACCATCACCGATACTTCACAGACTACCAATTTGGTCGCTCTGGTCGATTTGGGGTACGAATTTACCACCAATTCTCTTCTTTACGAGAAATCCTTTGCTGTTCCTGCGGCTTATCCGCAGTTGATGCACTTAGTGATTTCTAGTATGCCCCGATTTTCATCAAATGAGGGACATGAGAAGGAGGTCGTTGGAAAGGCGATTGCAGTGCGGCGAAACGCATCGGTCTCGCGAGCGAAACCAACGCCATGGTGGCGCCGACTCATCAACGGCGTAGCCACGGTTGGAAAGGCTGTTCTGCCTTACCTCCCCCAGATCATCGCAGCCTTGTAAATAGAAAATACAAAAATAAC